AGAAAATGTTTCAAACATTATATGGTATGTTAGCCAGTACAGATAAAAGTAACTGGAGTATAGCTAGAGAAATCATTGCAAATTGTGACTTTGAATCATCTAAACCATATGTTTTATTTTTAGTTAATGTTTTTAATTTCTTAAAAAATAAAGGAGACAATAAAAATTATCATTTAATATATAAACATTTAAAAGTTTTACAGGTTAAAAATAAATATATTCTACATAAAGACGCATCATATGAAGACTTTATACAACATGTAATCATCACATTTCCACAATATAAACAAATTATGTGTGATTGTTTGACAACTCATTTAAACCATTTATTTAAAACAAGTATCATTAAAGCTATCCATTCTTTATAATATTTATAATAAATTAAATTAATGGCAAAAATCGTAATATTAAGTTGCACTAAATCTAAATTAGACAAGCCTTCACAAGCACAAGATTTATACTCAGCATCTCCTATGTTTAGAAAAACGTTGGAATATGGTAAATCTCTCAAACCAGATAAGATGTTCATTTTATCCGCTAAACATCATTTAGTACCAATGACTAAAGTATTAGAACCATATGATAAGACACTTAAAGAAATGTCAGCAGATGAAAAGAAAAAGTGGGCAGAAGAAACAATTAGTCAAATGAAAGGCCATAAACTTAACTTAGAAAATGATCAATTTATATTTTTAACTGGTGGTGAGTACATGAAACCACTTAAAGACTACATCACTAACATTGAAACGCCTATGGAAGGTAAAAGAATGGGAGAACGACTACAGTGGTTAAACAGTCAAATAGGTAAAATTACTGAAATATTTAAACGCTTAAAAAATTTAATCCATGAATGTATCACAAAATAAATTAAACGAATATATTGAATTGTACCTTAATGATGTTGAGGACTATAGTGATGAAAAAACATACATTTTAACTGAGTCTATTTTAACAACACTTAAAAGTTTAATTGTTGAGTCTAAAAAAGACATGTCATTAGTGTTAAAAGAAGCCCTAATAAACACAACTCCTGAAAAGCGAGAAGTTATAAAAGACTTTATGCTTTACATAGAAGAAGCATAGATTTCCTTGGCTTACAAGATTCTTTAACATATATTTAATTAAACAAAAAATAAAAGTTATGGAAATTACAACTAAACGCCTTAAGTCACCTGATGGTACAATACGTTACATCAGAGATGGTAAACTACACAACGCTGAAGGTCCAGCATTAATTCATCCAGATGGAAAAGAAGAATATTATTTAAATGGATTTGTATTCTCTAAAGATGACTACAAAAAACGTAAAAAAGAAGGTACTGGTTTACCTTGGTATAAATCAGGAGCATCAAAAGCAAGACATTAAAATATGAAAATTGGATTTACAGGTACAGTAAGTGTTGGAAAAACAACACTGGTTAAAGCATTACAAGAATTGCCAGAATTTAAAAACTATACATTTGCTACAGAACGTAGTAAATATTTACGTGACTTAGGAATACCATTAAACACAGACAGTACTTTAAAAGGACAAACGGTATTCCTATCAGAAAGATGCAGTGAATTAATTGTAAAAAACGTTATTACTGATCGTACTATTATAGATGTAATATCTTTTACGTTAAATGCTAGTTCAATTGAACAATCGTCTAAATTAGCTTTTGAACATTATGCATCACGTTTTATTGAAGAGTATGATTGGATATTTTATGTTAGTCCTGCTGGAGTTAGCATAGAAGACAATAACGTACGCACTACAGATGCTGTTTATAGAAGTCAAATTGATCAAACCATTAAACATTTATGTTCTTGTCATTTAGACAAAATTAAAAACTTCGGAATCATATCAGGTTCTACTGAAGACAGATTAAAACAAATCAAATCTTATATAAACTTATAATATTTATAACAAAAACTCTAATATGAAACGTAAAGACCTATACGAATATGTTCGTGAATCCATTATAAATGAATTAACTTTAAGTGAAGGAACAGCTGAAGAAAACGCAGCTAAAGCCGCTGAATTAAAATCAATTGATGCTCAAATGAAAGCTCTTACAACTAAAAAATCAGAAGTTGCTAAATCTGGAGCAGTAGCTGAAGCTGGACTTGAAGAAATGGCTCGTAAAGCTAATAATCTTAAAGTAGATAATCAGGAAAAATTCGAAGCAGCTAAAGATTTATATGAGGGAAGTTGGATTGCTAATTTATTAAATTTCATAGTAGAGGCAGGAGAAGAAGGTATATCACAAAAGGACCTAGCAGAAAAATTAGGCAAAAAAGATTCAGCAAACATCAACCCAGCAATTCAAGAACTTAAAATGGTTGGAGCAATAGCTACAACTAGAGTTAAAGGAGAAGAAGCACCTGAAGAAGAAGCACCAGAAGTTGATGATGTAATAGCAGTAGCAGGTGACGAAGAAGAAGTAGAAGATGAAGAAGATACATTCTTTAAAGTTGACAAAGAATTTGACACTCCTGAAGAAGAGCCTAAAATGGCTGACATCAAAGCAGTAGAAAAAGATATAGAAAAAACAGCATCTAAAGGTATAGATGATGAAAAGATAAAAGCAGCTAATGCCGCAGCTACTATTGTAAAAAACTTATCAGCTAAAATTAAAGCAATGAAGAATAAAGATGCTGAATATGAAAAGAAAATGAAAGCATTAAAACAATACATTCAAAATAATAGAAGTATACTTATCAAAGTAAGTACAATTAAAAATCTTACTGGTGATCTTATATCATAATGAATTGGTCTGAAAATAAGAGTAAATTTTACTTTTTAATTATAGTAACACTAATTATTGTAATATTGCTGCAAAAATCTTGTGGTGGAGGTAAAGTAATTGTACCTGAAAATGATACTATCACTGTAACAGATACATCATATGCTACAATAATAGAATACGTTCCTACATATGTTCCTAAGTGGAATACCAAAATAAAATACATTCATGATACTACTGTTAAAATAGACACATCATATGTTATTGGTGACTATTATTCTACTTACTATTATGAAGATTCATTAAAAACAGACACTTTAAATTTCCACATAGGAGATTCAATTACACAAAATAAAATCAAAGTTAGAAATATAAAATATACACTTAAATTTCCTACTGTAACTACTACCAATACTATTATCAAAAATAAAAACGAATTTTATGCTGGTTTAGGATTAGTAGGAAGTTCAACCGGTATAAACTTTTTTGGTCCTGAATTATTATTGAGAACTAAAAAGAAACAGGTTTATGGATTAGGAGTAGGTATTGATGGAAATTTACAACCAAATTTAAGTTTAAGAGTCTATTGGAAAATAGGTAAAAAATAATGTCAGATTTAAAAGAAATAATAAGAGCAGAATACATTAAGTGTGCCCAAGATCCAAGCCACTTTATGCGTAAATATTGTAACATACAACATCCACAACGTGGACGAGTTATATTTAACTTGTACCCATTCCAGGCTAAAGTATTAAGTTTATGGAAAGATAATCCATATTCACTTATTCTAAAGTCAAGACAATTAGGCATATCAACATTAGCTGCAGGATATTCTTTGTGGATGATGACATTTCATAAAGATAAAAATATTCTTTGTATAGCTACTAAGCAAGAAACAGCCAAAAACATGGTTACTAAAACCAAGTTTATGTATGATAATTTACCATCATGGCTTAAAGTAGGAGCAATAGAAAACAATAAGTTAACTCTACGATTAAGTAATGGTTCACAAATTAAAGCAACATCAGCAGCAAGTGACGCAGGTAGATCTGAAGCTGTGTCTTTACTAATTATAGATGAGGCAGCATTCATTGATGGTATTGAGCCAATTTGGGCATCTGCTCAACAAACCTTAGCAACCGGAGGTGGAGCAATAGTATTGTCAACTCCATTCGGCACAGGAAATTGGTTTCATAAAACGTGGGTGAGAGCAGAAGCAGGTGAAAATAACTTTTTACCAATTAAGTTACCTTGGAGTTTACATCCAGAACGAGATCAAGCATGGAGAGATAAACAAGATGTAGAATTAGGTGATCCAAGATTAGCAGCACAAGAGTGTGACTGTGACTTTACAACATCAGGTGAGGTAGTTTACTATCCAGAACATCTTGAATATATGATGACTGCTAATGTTGTTGAACCAATGGAAAGACGAGGAGTAGACAAGAATTTATGGGTGTGGGAAGCACCTGACTATTC